AAAGAAAGGCGAGAACTAAGCCTCCAACGATTGTCGTAATAAGCGGGGTTGAGTGATGCATCTAGACTCCTTCTAGCACTGCACGAACAGCTAAATAATAAAAATACCTTTTTTAACTTGAAGCCGTTTCATGGCTACAGTTTCAATTAATGTGTGTATACCCGTCATACTTGAAGCAGCATCTGTGTTAGCAGTGCTCGTTCCTTACGAAACTAAGCTGGCGTACGGCAAGGCTTCGTCCAGTCGGCAACGATACAAAAACGGCTCATAAAACTCAGGTTTTTGCGATGCAACTCTAATTATTGGGGTACTAAAACCGCAATTTCTCACGCAGCAGTATCTTTAGTGGTGCTTTTGCTTCGTGAAATCAATAGGTATCTCTAATAAGTTTATTGTATTTATCGATATTCTGCTGAGTTAATTTTGGGAAATCAGTCAGAAATTAGAAAAAAAACGTGCGAATGGCAGTAAATGAAGGTTTTGTCAGGCAAGTTCATGTGGTACGCGGCTTTGGGAAGAGGATAACCCGACCAATCCTACAGAATAAGTCGGGTTATTAAGGCTAGTTAGCGTCTTTATGCTCTATGTTCGGCAGTAAAGCAGTCAAGATGCCGAGTAATGGCAGGAATGCACAAATCTGATAAACCAAATCGATGCTGGTGAGATCGGCGACATAGCCAAGGACAGCGGCTCCCAAGCCTCCCATACCAAAGGCAAAACCAAAGAATAGGCCAGAAACCATGCCGACTTTGCCTGGGATGAGCTCTTGTGCGTAAACCAAGATGGCGGAAAATGCCGAAGCCAATATAACGCCGATAATGACGGTTAAAATGCCCGTCCAGTATAGTGAAGCGTAGGGTAAAGCGAGCGTAAACGGTGCGACACCCAGAATTGAGCCCCAAATAACATATTTACGTCCTATCTTATCGCCTAAAGGCCCGCCAATAATGGTTCCGGCGGCGACAGCAAACAGGAATGCAAACAAATGAATCTGTGCACTTTGTACTGAAACACCAAACTTATGAATAAGATAAAAGGTGTAATAGCTGCTAATGCTGGTGAGATAGAAGTATTTTGAAAAAATGAGTACGAGCAGTATCGATAGAGAGATAACCACGGTGCGGCGTGGCAGCACTTTTACCGCCCCTTGGCCTTTAGGCTTACCTTTGCTTTGACGCGTTTGATGCTGATACCACTTGCTCACCTGCAGTAGTACAACGATAGCGAGCAGTGCTGCCAGAGAAAACCAGGCGATATTTCCCTGACCGTAAGGCGCAATAACCGCCGCCGCCAGCAAAGGCCCCAACGAGCTACCAAAGTTGCCACCAACCTGAAATACCGATTGTGCCAGACCATGACGACCACCGGAGGCCATACGTGCAACGCGTGAAGATTCGGGATGGAAGATTGACGAGCCCGTCCCCACCAGCGCAGCGGCAATAAGCACCACGCTAAAGCTAGGTGCAACCGATAACAGTAAAAGCCCAGCCAACGTGAATCCCATGCCTATCGGTAAAGAATAGGGTTTAGGGTGTTTATCGGTATACATACCGATGAGCGGTTGCAGCAATGAGGCCGTGAGCTGATAGGTCAGGGTGATGAGGCCTATCTGCGCAAAACTAAGTGAAAACTCCCCGCGTAAAATGGGGTAGATCGCTAAAATTAGCGATTGGATCATATCGTTCAGCAGGTGTGACACGCTGATAGCACCCAGAATGGAGAACGAGGTGCGATTGACGGGCTTTTGTGTCACGGAATCGGACACCGGATCGATGCGGTCAGTCATAGTGTATTTTTGTTATGTTGTTGGTTAAGGAGCTATTTATGTACAGGTTATGTGCAGGCTGATAAATAGAGATAGTCATCACGCTAACAATGACAAAGTTTATCATTCTTGGTCAACCGTTGTTTTTATCTTCTCGTCGGTTATTTGTTCACCATTGCTGGCAAATGTGGGCTGTAATTTGAAAGCGCTCGCAAAAAAATGAAATGATCCGACAAATTAGCCGTTAGAATTTTAGACTGATCATTCAACGCGGTGATTTAAATCGAATAAGCATAATAATTAGAACGGTAATGGGATGATGAATATGACGACACGGAGAACCCGTATGAAATTTGCTCTGAAAGGAACAGCGTGCGCTTTAGCGGTAGCGCTCGCACTGGTGCCGACGTGGGCTGCCGCATGGGAAAAAGACAAAACCTATAACATCACAATTCTGCATACCAACGATCACCATGGTCACTTTTGGCAAAATGCTAACGGAGAATATGGGTTAGCTGCGCAGAAAACGCTGGTGGATCAGATACGCCAAGAGGTTGCGGCGCAAGGCGGTAGCGTATTGTTGCTCTCCGGTGGTGATATCAATACTGGCGTTCCCGAGTCAGATTTACAGGATGCAGAGCCTGATTTCCGCGGCATGAATCTAGTTGGCTATGATGCGATGGCGATTGGTAACCATGAGTTTGACAACCCGTTATCTGTTTTACGTCAGCAGGAAAAGTGGGCGACCTTTCCTTTGCTTTCAGCCAATATTTACCAGCAAGGCACTGAAAAACGGTTATTTAAGCCTTACGAAGTTTTCGATAAGCAAGATATTAAAATTGCAGTGATTGGTTTAACCACCGATGACACCGCGAAGATCGGCAACCCTGAATTATTAAAAGGGATCGAATTCCGTGATCCGGCAGTGGAAGCTAAGACGCTGATCCAGCAGATCAAACAAAACGAAAAACCGGATGTGATCATCGCGGCCACCCATATGGGGCACTATGATAACGGCGAGCATGGTTCCAATGCACCCGGCGACGTTGAAATGGCGCGCAAGCTCCCCGCGGGATATCTGGACATGATTGTCGGCGGCCACTCACAAGATCCGGTGTGTATGGCGTCAGAGAATAAAAAGCAGGTTGATTATGTGCCAGGGACACCATGTGCTCCCGATCGCCAGAATGGTACTTGGATCGTGCAGGCGCATGAATGGGGCAAATATGTTGGTCGCGCTGATTTTACCTTCCGAAACGGCGCGCTGACGCTGCAACACTACCAGCTTATTCCCGTGAACCTCAGCAAAAAAGTGACCAAAGATGATGGTACCGTTGAGCGTGCATATTACACCCATAAAATCGAGCAAAACCCACAAATGCTTAAGCTGTTGACGCCGTTTGAAGAGAAGGGCAAAGCACAGTTGGAAGTTAAAGTCGGTAGCGTGGATGGAAAATTAGAGGGCGATCGTAGCAAAGTTCGCTTTGAACAAACCAATATGGCGCGCTTGCTGCTGGCGGCACAGATGGAGCGCACTCAGGCCGATCTGGGAGTTATGAGCGGCGGTGGCGTGCGAGACTCTATCGAACCGGGAGATATCAGCTACAAAGATGTGTTGAAAGTGCAGCCGTTTGGCAACACCGTGGCGTATGTGGAGATGAAAGGTAGCGATCTCGAAAAATATCTCGCCGTGGTTGCCAATAAAAAAGTGGATTCTGGCGCTTATGCTCAATTCTCAAACGTGAGCTTAATCGCGGATGGAAAGGGCGTTAGCGATGTGAAAATTAAAGGAGAGCCATTACAGGCCGACAAAGTCTACCGTTTGGCGCTGCTCAATTTTAACGCCACGGGTGGCGATGATTATCCGATCGTCAGTGAGCTGCCAAGCTATGTGAATACAGGGTTTGTGGACGCAGAGGTGTTAAAGCAGTACATCGAAAAGCACTCTCCGCTCAAAGTGTCAGACTATGAGCCGAAAGGCGAGATTGTCTATAAGTAGCTAAAAATATGGCGGTTATTGCTCATGCTGGCGGTGAGTAATAACCGCGTAATTCTAAGGTATGGCTTTCTTCTGCAAAACTCCTGCAAAACCCTTCTGCAAAACATCAAGGTTTTAAATTATAAGTTGCTTCCAATCTTTCCCACGGTCGTCATTGTAGCGGTCAGTCATTTGCTGATTTTTATGTCCAAGAAGAGTCTGTGTATCGATTCCCTGCTCTCTATATAAACGCTCTGATAAAGAGCGCTGTTCGTGGAACGTCGCCGCTGTTCCTGATTTAGTCCAAGGATAATCAATACCGTCTCTAACCTTACTGAATAGCGTTGTAATAGTTGATCCAAGTACTTGCCCACCCCTTTTGGCCGACGCTATTGCATGGTGGTGGTGTAAAAGATAAGGGCTAAGTATTTTGTCCCTGCAAAGCGAAACAATTTCTCCAAGAGTAAGACCAATCGCGTCACATTTAAGGGATAAAGGGAGGGCTATTTTCGCTCCAGTTTTGCTTTGTTGTACGTGAAGATAACCATCCCAAATGTCAGTAAACTTCATATTTGAAATGTCGCCTAATCGTTGACCGGTGGTAAGAGCAAGTAGCATTGAGCGCTGGAGATATGGTTGGCTTTTAGCTGCTGCATCATAAATTAGCTTCCATTCATCTAACGATAGACGTTGCCGAGTAATCTTCGCTTTTGGATTTCTGGTTGCTAGCGCAGGGTTGAAGCCCGGAGGAACCTCTCCAGAGTGCTGAGCTTCTTTAAAGACATCGATTAGTACCTTTCTGACAATTTGCGCCATCCGGTACTGTTCTTTTTCTAAATATAAATTCAGCAAATGGACAACATCCCTTGTGGTTACATCTGTTAGCGGTTTAATCCCGTAAAGACTAACAAAGGTTTTTAGTGGCCCTTTTTTCTGGCGTAAAGTGCCGAGTTTTATTTCCCCTATTTTTAGGCGTTTTTCCTGCTGCTCAGAATACTTTTCTACCCAACCAGAAACAGAGATTGATGAGTTTGTAACGTGACTTATCTTGTCACGAAGTTTGATCATCTGGTTCATTTGCTGAGTAGCAATTCGTGTGTTGGCCTCTATCGCTATGGCTTTAGCTTCTGCTTCATTAGTACCCAGCCCATGAAATTTCCCTGTAGTGGGATGTTTATAACGCCAGTAAACTTTGTTTGTTCTGGCGTCTAGATAGCAAGAAAGGCCGGGAATAGAAACGTTATATTTACGTGGACGAGCCATCGGTGAGAATCCTCATAAGTCTCGGATCATCGTTAGGTTTAATTACTGGCTGAGATGTTTCCCATACCAGATCGGCATCCTCACGCACACGCCACAACCTTCCTTCTTTACGTGCTGGTGGATAGAAATACCCATTTTTAGCATACCGGCGTAACGTATTAATTCCCGGTGGATTGCTACGGTATCGATCCTCAGCCCATTCATCTAAAGTCAGATATTGGTGCATTGCTATTTCTCCACACATATCAAGATAGGCCCGCTGCAACGGGCCGGCAAAAAATTTAAGCTACGTTTACTGCCGTCCCAAAACAATTCTTAGCGATAGCCATTTGTTCAGCATCATTCATTGCATCATGTAGTGCATGATGCTTAATCATCAGAAAGTATGGCTGGTGGTCAACGATGTAACCTTTTTCGCTGCCAGTCAGTGCATCAATATAGGTGCGAACGTCACGCTTCCCGTTATATTTCCAAGGGCAGTTCATACCGCATTGGCGATAAGCATGTTCCAAAATGGCGCCATCAAAATCGGTACCACGAAAATATATCTGGGCATCATTATGCTGGGCGATCCAACTAGATAAGTTCAGTAGCTGCGTGCTTAAAGAGTGGCGCTCACCGGCTAAAGCTTCATGAGCATCTTCCCCCTGAGACTTCCACCAGAACTGTGTATCTTTGCCAACAGAACGGCCAGACATGAGCTGGTTGAATGTATCGACAAGAGCATAAAAGGTATAGGGAGAATACTCGGCTACATCTAGATCCCGGCTAACCTCAAGAATTGAACTGCGTGTCTTCTCGATGTTTGAGATATCAAAAGCGAAGGCCCCAATAGAAAGTATGATCGCAGAAGGACGCACATCCATTGTTTCAATGTCGATCACGATGGAGTTAATCATTTATCTTCCCCTGTGCTGAGTTGCTACATCCGAATGTCGCAGGTTGAGTTTGTGATGGGAGCTCAAGGTTTGAAATAACATCTATTACCGAACTTAGCCTCACAGCCATTGCCGTAGCCTTTGGTGTTGGCGTAGGAAGCTCTTTCAAAATCCAGCTGAGGATTCTGTTTAGTATTTCTACCTGTTGGCTCAAATCTACAGGCTCAGGTTTTATTGCTGTGTCCTTATCTTGCTGATGCACTTCATACAACACGTCATACCGAGTAGTGACTTCCCGCAATATTGCTGCAGCCTCTGGGTATTGCCCACTCACTAGCTTGACGCCTGCATGCGCCTGCTTAACGAGTGTCTTTACTGATAATTCGCTTAACTTCACGATTACTCCTCCACATGTTTTAGGTATGAGTATCCCCAGTGCGAATTAATGAAAATTCACACAAACAGATAGGTTTAATTAATTACTCTCCACACACAGAAGCACTCGGGGTTGAAGGTTTAAAAATGTTAAGACCCGAGCTCTTCTCTCTGTAGTTTGTGACGCTTACTAAACCTCATTTTTAGCGGGAAAGAACATTAGAATGAACATGTTTTGTGTTTTCGATATGAATGATATTCACAAAATGTGTTTACCAAGTCAAACACAAAATGTGTTTATTTTGATTTATTGGGTAAATATGAGGCAATTTGAAGGAGAGTAAAGAGGTATAAAACCCCAAATTCTTGTGAAGAAATTGAGGTTTGGGGGCTAAACAAGTCTCAGCTTTGTCTCGATTGCGACACCTATGATCTTGCAATTCCCATTGATGGGAATTAATGGGTATGACGGGTTAAGTCCCTTAAGATATTTTTGACCAGCATCGATAATAAGGCGTTTGAACGTTGCTTCATTAGCATCGGTTAACTTGGCTACAACGAGGCTATGGTTAATAGGTTCTCGCCCTGTATCAACCAGCACGAGAGTGCCTTCAGGTATACTTAAACCTGTTGGTGCAGTCATTGAGTCGCCTTGCACTCGCAACCAGAAGCCTGTACCGGCTATTTTCGCGTCTGATTCAAACCACTCATCTATTTGATCAATAGTGTATGGCTCACATGCTTCAGCCCATGCCCCAGCACTTACCCAACTGATTACTGGATAGAGATTTCCACGCTCATACGGCTTGGCATTTGAGACATTACTAAACCCTGTATCCCCAAATAGGAGTTCAGCAGCACTAACGCCTAAGGCTTTAGCAATTACGACAGCATCATCAGCGCTTATACTTCGGGTGCCTAGCTCATAATTGCCAATACGTGATTGTGATTTCCATCCGCAAAGCTCTGCTAGAGCCTTTTGAGACAGACCCTTTCTTTCCCTCAAATTCTTGAGGCGTTTTGCGATTTCTTCATTTGTGTTCATAGAACTCTATTTATCACATAGCGTGTTAAATGGCTTCTCACATTTTGTGTTTGCATGTTAAACACGAAATGTGTTTAATGGCGGTATTCATACTCACAAAGGGCGGACCATGAACAATATTGCATCAGAGCGAAAAAAACTGGGTGTTTCACAAACAACTTTTGCGACCAAGTGTGGCTGGTCACAGTCTCGGGTAGCTAATTATGAATCAGGAATAAGAGTTCCAGATCTCGAGTCATGTCGAAAAATCGTGAGAGCTTTTAACCAACTGGGCTGCGTGGTCACTTTGGACGGGTTGTTTCCACCTAAGAATCATAAGCAACCAGACCAAAAGTAAAACCACAAAAGAGAGACCAATACTGTGGATAACAAGAACTTTCCAGCCCCGGCAGATATGACGGCAGCAATGCACAAGCTGATCACATCGACACCGGGCGGGTATGAAGCGATGGCGCAACAGCTATCACATGACGGTACCCATAACGCGCTGAGTAATCGTGTACGCCAGATCGGTGGGCAAATGGTGCCATTCGGCATGGTCATCCAAATGGAGGCCTTTTCCGGTCGCACGGATATTACCGAGGCTATGTGTAAGCGTGCTGGTGGTGTTTTCGTGAAATTGCCTGATGTCGATCAGGTCGGGAATGAAGAGCTGCTGCACAAGTTTAACGATCTGCTCGCTGCGTTGGGGGACTTTAGCCGGGCACATAACGAGTTCACCAACGATGGTGTGCTTGATCGAGAAGAAAGCAAACGCCTACGCGCTAAAGGGTATCGCGCACAGTCTTTGATAGCTGAGATTTGGGTGATTTCAGAAATGTTGTGGGGAGAAGGTGACGCCAAGAGTATGCAGCTCTTGGCGTCGGGTGCGAAACATTCTTGTGTGGAGAAATAATCGCGTGAGCAATTTAACAGTAAATACTCAGGTGCCGCAACAGCGTTGCTTACCGGCGACTAACGCCCGGCCACCAGCGCCGTTACGGTATGAACGAAGAATAGCAAACCGCTGGGTGCCATGTAACCACAAGAGGGCTGCGGCGATTGTGGGCGTAATAGCCAGAAAACGGAGGATGCCATGACACAAGGTATTGCTTCGCTTGATCGCCTCTATCGCGACAAGAACGGGATCGTTGTTCACGTTACCCGATATGACCGAGTTAACCAGAAAGTGATTTATCGCCGTCAGGGCTATGAGTTTGAGTGCGCATCGCCGCTCATTCTCTTTCGCTCTCGTTTTGAAAGGATCGACGTATGAGCAACAAGTTATCAGGTTACGTCTGGGACGGTTGCGCAGCTGCAGGGCTAAAACTCTCGGAGGTGGCCATCATGGCACGTCTGGCCGATTTCAGCAGCGATGAGGGTAAAAGCTGGCCCTCGGTGACGACCATTGCCCGCCAGATTGGTGCGGGTGAAAGCACTGTTCGTACAGCGCTAGGTAAACTTGAGCGAGAAGGGTGGATTAGCCGCCAACAACGTCGCGCAGGCAACCGGAACGCCAGCAATATTTACCAGCTTAATGTTGAGAAACTTCGCCTAGCTGCTCATGCGTCAGAATCTGACCCGTCAAAATCTGACGCCTCAAAATTTGACGGGTCAAAATCCGACGCGTCGAAATCCAGCAAAAAGGGCGGTTTTCACCCGTCAGAATCTGGGGGCGATCCATCAGTAACTTCAACACCTGATCCATCAAGTAATAAAATCTTTTGTCAGCCTCCGGCCGACCCTGAGGTGGAAATTACCGATCAGGCCATTCAGGTGCTCAAACATCTAAACCTTGTCACCTCGTCTCGGTACCAGAATTGCAAATCCTCACTCGAGAATATTCGTGGCCGTCTGCGTGATGGTTTCACCACTGACGAGCTGATTTTGGTTGTCGATTTCAGCGTTGAGCGCTGGGGAAGTAATCTGGATATGGCGCCGAACCTGAACCCGACCACGCTATTCCGTCCGGGTAAATTCCCAACCTACCTGAGCTCCGCAACGAATTGGTCTAAGGCTGGCCGTCCGCCTCGCACTCAATGGTCAAAAGGTAACCAAGCCAAGCCGAAAGGCTACGTTGATATGGATTTCTCAAATCAGGATTACTCATCGGTCCCTGCTGGCTTTAGGAACGGTTATTCGAGCGAGAAGCCCAAAGAACCCGCGGCGCCAGTTGATAGAAGTGAATTACCAAGATGGCTCGTAGAGCGTACGGGAGGTGCCCTGTGAAACAACAAACCATGTCAGTAATTCGCCGCATGGCTGAAAAGTGGGTATCGGCATGAGATTGTTACTGACTGCTTTTCCTCAGTCAGATCTTGGCGTGGTTTTACTACGCCCTGGTACCGGGCTAATGCACCATTTCAAACCGCAACAGCGTTTGTACATTTCCGATGAACCAAAGGAGTTGCGTGAGCTACCAACAGGTGAAGTCCCAGCCGAAAATCAGACATTAGCCGCAGATCCGCGCCTATCTGCTTTCTGGGCTAATGATCGCGTTTATCGAGCAGCTGGTGGGCTAGATAGTTTGCTCACATGGCTGAATAGGAAGGATGAATGCCAGTGGCATGCGGATTGGCACCATAAAGAGCTAGTGACTACACCCTATGAGGGCGGCGCGGTTCGGCTGTGCTGGAGTTGTGACAACCGTACTCGCACGCATTTTACTGAAGCTATGATGTCGATTGCTATGCAGAACAGGATTGAATGCTTACTTGAGGCCATTCGTATCAAACTGGATCTGAGTGAAGGGCGAGAGATTTCATTTGCGGAAGTGTGCTGGTGGGCGACGCTGAACGGTGTAGCAGACCTTCTTCCTGCATACGCTATTACTGGGATGGAACTCCCCACCATCGGAGGCACAACGAAAGAGGCGGATATTAACCCGTGGGAGCCAGAGCCATTCTCTATTGTTGCCGAGCTGGTGGAGCAGGTAAAACCCATTATGAAGCTTGATGGCGATGAGGCACCACCAGCGAGCTTTATGTTGAAACCTAAGCTGCAGCGCTGGGAGTGTGAGAAATACACGCGATGGGTAAAAACGCAAAAGTGCTGCGGTTGCAATAATCCCGCTGACGATCCGCATCATGTGATTAACCACGGGCTCGGCGGGATGGGAACCAAGACGCATGACCTGTTCGTGTTGCCGTTATGCAGACGGTGCCACGACAAGTTGCACAAGGATGTAGCCGCGTGGGAGCAGAAACACGGGGATCAGCGATTCTTGTTGATTGAGTTTTTAAATTACGCGCTGGGTGTTGGCGCAATTTTTCAAGCGTAACGTGTGGGGAGCGCTGAGTAATGAATTTACAGAATTTAGAGTATGTAAGACGCTGCGTTTCACTGGCGCTGGCAAATATTGCCGGAGCAACTAAGGGCCAGCTTGATGCATTTCAGGGAGCGGCATTGGTCAACACGTCTCGTTATCCACGTAAGCCGGTACGCGAAGTCGGTGGGCAGGTTCGAATTGCTGATCCGGTGAAGTGTACAGAAACTCGAGGCGGTACGGATGTAAGGCCACCCATTGAAGAAATTGTGTTCTGTCTTAGTTCGTGGCGCCGGGCAATATCTAAACTTGATGGCCACCAGCTTGGATGGATTCGGTATTGCTATGCACATGACCTGAACTATGACTATCAAGTCCTGATCACTAAGCATGTATGGGAAGAGCTCAAAAAGACGTTAGCAGGCAAGCGGATCACAAAGAAAGTGACGGCACGGCTTGCACAATTGGTGTGGCTGGCAGTACAGCAGCGTGCGCACAATTGTCGCGGCATTCATGGAAAGGACTATACGGCAACACAATTGGCCGATCTCATGGCTGTCAGTAAATCCACATGGTCAGAGTGCTATAGAGCACACTGGGAGACACTATTGGTCATAGTTATGGGTCTGGATTGCATTAGTTTAGATCTGGTTTTAAAGACGAGAGATTCATCGCGTTTGTGTTATTTAGCGTCATGATGCTTGCAAAACCGAACAAAATAAGCCATATTTAAGGCTAATTTGGTATGTTGCCAAAGTCACATATGAACCCGCCTAGTGCGGGTTTTTGCGTTCCTAAAGTGATTAGCCAAATAGTTTTTTATGAGTATGCGCACTTTTTTTATTGATTCTTTGCCATATCATCAATAGATGCAAAAAACAGGCGTACATAAGATGAGCGCATCTAGTGATAAAAAGTCTTTAGCTTTACTTCCTGATGGTGAATGGGAAGCATTACTACGTGCGGAGAGAGCCAGACGAAAACTAGCTCACTTTTTAGATGCTGAGTTAAAATCTATACGCGCTTGCGTCAAAGAACCAAATTGGCTCAAAGTTATTCGCTTTATGATTGCTCCGCGTTTGCCGGTGTGCAAATAACTTAATCTTAACTTGAAAAAGGCTACCTCTGGGTGGCTTTTTTCATATCTAGCGTCTAGCTAACAACCATCCACACACTAAACACTAATGGCGCCGGAGTTTGTCTGAAAATAACGCTTAGTTATTGTAATGAATTATCTGATGTGATTATTATTTCGTTGCTGTAGCGAGCTAGCGTAGGGATGTGCGTCGTTATCATTGGTGAAAGCCAATTTATCTGCTCGTTACAGCTCCGCTCGTTCTAGCCGACACTAGCTCAGCAGGATAGAGCCGATGGCTATATAAATTGTAGGTGCGAGGTTCGAGGCCTCGGTGGTGGACCAAATATGTAAATGGAAATATGGAATGAAGTCATCTAAAGATCTGTATGTATTCTTAGGAATTTGTGTTCTGATGATGGTGTTCTATTTTTCTATGGTTTTGTTCTACGAATAAGTCAGCACGTTATTCAGCGAAGAAGGAATAGTCCAGAGCGTTTGGTGTGCTGCGCAATTGCATGAGCCATCTTCATATAGTACCGAATACAGGTGCACGTCTTTCAATTGATGGAGATGACTCAGCCGATTGTGGTGTATACGCGACTGCGTGGGTAAGGCTGGCAATGGGCATTGAGCCACCCGAGCGCCTAAGTGATACCATCGGGATAAGTACCGAGCACTACATCCAGTTTATAGCTTGCTACTATTGGAAAGCTAACACGCTAGACGTTCGGAGATAAGCGCCGGAGAGCAAGCTATAATATGACATTTTTGAAGGCGGCATATTATGACACATCGTTTTTATATGATGGTTATTATTACAGGGCTACTCAGTTTAAGTGGCTGTGCCAATAAGCATACTGAAACCGAAAAGTACTCCGGATTTTTAGATGGTTATAGTGAACTGATAGAGGCTGAGTCCGTTTCCGGCGCTCCTGTATTGCGATGGATTTCTCCTACGTTTGACAGTAAAAAGTACGATAACGTTGTTTTAGAGCCTATCGTATTCTATCCAGATGCCTCGCCAACCGAGCAGATTGATAAAAAGAAACTTAATGACATTTTGTCGTATGCCAACGCAAAGTTGTCAGTAGAGATGAAGAAGAGGGTACCGGTTGTCGATAAAATTGGCCCACGAACTCTTATCTTTAGAAGCGCAATAACTGCCGTTGAAACTAGCCAACAAAACCTGCAATTTTATGAGGTGATGCCAGTCTCAGTATTAATTGCAGGGACCCAGATGATTACGGGCTACAGAACGCTTGATACGACTTTCTATTTCGAAGCGGAAGTTATCGATGCGCAGACAATGAAGCCAGTGATGAAAGTAGTGAGAAAAGGTGCAGGCGAAACTCTATCAAATTCGCATCAGCAACTAACGGTTCGTGAAGTGAAAACTGTAATAGATAATCTTGTTTCAGATTTAACGCTGTTTAAGCCTGAAAAATAAAAATCAAAGTAAGCGTTAAAGCTACCTTCGGGTGGCCTTTAGCGTCAATGCAAACTTAGACTCGTGTACACTGGGTTGCGTAAAACCAGTCAATTATGAATTCAATTTTTAGCGCTACTAACATTAGTTCGTCTACTCTGTATGTGGATAAACCACTTATCGAGAATACACATGGAACTACTGTTAAACGAATCTGAATATGATTTATGGGTTAGAGCCACATGCTTTTCAGGCGATGATCTTATTGATGAAGCTGATATTGTTGATTATGTTTTTGATAACCGACCGAAAAAATATCCTTGTGTGGGTTACTTAGCACCTGTTCAGAGTCCTCTAGACTCATTCAACATCCAATTTATCTATACAGAGCAGATAACTGAGTGGGCTAAGCAATTTTCGATGTAAGTATGTAAGAGTCTTCAGAGGCTACCTTCGGGTAGCCTTTTTCATATATAGAGCCCAACCATTAACCATCTACATACTAAACACTTTCTAGCTGAGAGTGGCTACGGCTGGGTGATGATTATTTTTTCAATAGTCTTTGAATTCTTCTTTGTTTCCATTGGGAAATCCAATTTCGTAATAAAAAATCCGAATACCTTTAACCACAATGAATGCTAACCATATGCCTACAGGCCATATAAACCAGAATGTTGTATGTGGAGTAACGAGATTTATAACCACTAACACACCGCAGACGATTAGTGCTGAAACAAGTGAACGAAAAAATTTTTGTTCGTCTTCAACTCGTTCTCTAGCTGCATTGATTTTATCATCTGCAGCTTGGCCTGTTTCAGTCAACGGCTGGGATTCATTTGCTAGTTCAGAAACATTAATTTCAAAAGCTGCGGCGAGTGCACTGAGTGTCTCTAAGCTTGCATTATCTCCATTTTCTAATCGCTGAATAGTCCTAACGCTTAATGCGCAGATTTCCGCTAACTGTTCTTGAGACCATCCACGAGCGAGACGGAGTCTTTTGATACTGTTACTCATTTTTAGCCACCATGATTGTTTTAAACACACATCTAGTTTGACCAATATTGTTCTTTTTAACACGACTCTGGCCTGACACTCACCCGACAACTACCCGACAGCGTTGATTTCACGATTGGATTTGTTGTTATCGAGCTGGTGGGGATAGCGCTCTTTTTCTAAAAACCTCGTTAGTGGAGGTAAAGGATGAAATGAATGTACACACGTGCTGCCGATAACACTTTGCTTGCTGGTGGGCTTTCGTCATGGTTATTCAGCCTGATTAATTTCTTCTCACCCAGCGAGTGGATGGTTGTCGGCATCATTGTTGGCATTTTTTGCACTCTAGCTGGCCTTATCTCGGGGATTTATTTCCGCTGCCGTCGTGAGCGCTTATTGCGTGAGTGGATTCAAAGCCGTCAGGTGATAGCCGCTGTACCAGTGAGTGAAGAGCTGGAAATGCTGGAGCGTGATTGATGGGGACTAAAACAAAACTCAGCGCTGCGGTTCTGGCATTAATTCTCAGTGGGGCTACAGCTGACAAAATCCTTGATCAGTTTCTGGATGAGAAAGAGGGCGTTCGAACTATCGCGTATCAGGATGGGCGGGGGATCTGGTCAATATGTCGTGGATTGACGCGCATTGAGGGGAAACCAGTCACTCAAGGGTTGAAACTTTCATACAGCCAGTGCAAGCGCTATGACGCGTTAGAGCGTGATAAAGCTATCGCATGGGTTAGGCGTAATGTGACCGTACCACTCTCAGAGCCTGCCGTCGCCGGTATCGCTTCCTTTTGCCCTTACAACATCGGCCCCGCTAAATGCTTTCCCTCAACGTTCTATAAGAAGTTGAATGCCGGTGATCGTATTGGTGCTTGTGCTGAGATAAGGCGCTGGATATTCGATGGAGGCAGAGATTGTAGGATTAAAGAAAATAATTGCGCTGGGCAGCCGGTGCGAAGAGGCCAAGAATCGGAGCTTACTTGCTGGGATATAGTCCAATGAATATCAATTTCAGTTGGCGAATGATGGCAATAGGTGTGTTGCTGGTGGCTTTGCTCGTTGCTGGAAAAATAGCTAACCATTATCGCGATAAATACCATCAGGTTGATAAATCTTGGCAATTGAGATGGGCGAAGCGTGATAAAGCGGATTCTGACGTTCTAGCCCAGCGACAGGCAAGCGAACGAGCAGAAGAGCAACGCAGGCAACAGGCAGCAAATCAGGCGGTTAAAGATGCAGATGAAGATAACAAACAGCTTAAAGCTGATGCTATTAATGCTAAGCGCTCTGCTGACGGGGTGCGGGAACAGCTCTCACAACTCAGGCGCCAATTTGCAGACAGTGAAACCGGCAAGCTTTCCAGTGCTGCCAGCTCAAGCGCGTCAAAGTCCCAAGCCATCATATTGCTTACCGAGTTGCTCAGCGAATCTAACGCAGCAGCAAGAGAGTATGCAAAAGAGGCTGACCGCGCTTATAGCGCCGGACGAACCTGTGAGCAAACATATGACTCAGTTGTGGAAATAAAATAATTATACCCAGCAATAGGTAAGGCTATTTATCCGTGAGCTCTAACTTACTAGGTAACCTGATATGTATAAGGTATATAAATAAGGCTATAAGAAAAAATTCGTTACTGGTATGGTACTTATGTTAATGAGTTGTTTTCACCTTTAGACCTGAAACTTTTATAAAAGTTGCTCTGCTCCGTTTAGGGAGGCAAAGGATATAAAGCAATGAATAACGCTCTCATCGATGTCCCCCCTGAATGGTTAACTCTCAACGTTAATTGTACCTTTTTCAGCAGAGAGCTACATGAGTGCGACTTTCTGTAAAGAAGTTAATGTTTAAAATGTCATAAAGGTGATTTCGTGTACATATTGATTAACTATATCTTTCCAGTTTTAACTATTGGGGTTATATGCTTTGCGCTGGGATACCTTGTCGGGTATGTAAAAGGAAGCGAATAGGGTAAGGACAATAGTAACTGTGTCGATACTGAGGTTATAACATGGGCCACCGCTGGTGGCTCATATTATCGGAGTTGCTCTGCAACTGCTAATCACCGAGCTTTAATGAAAAGCGTTACAACTCCTCGTGTGGCTAAAAGTAGTGTGGGTATATCTATATATCGCGTTCTAGCTCGGCTCTGTTGATGATTTTATGACACATTTTCTCTGTAGCAGAAAATAGCTCTTGTATGTGTGATGGTTGGCTAACCGCCTTATTACTCATCTGAGATAAAAATGCGTTAGTTCACTTTTGAATTCTGAAAATTGTTCTGGTGGTAGTGTCTTTAGTAGCATTCGAATGATAGCGTCGTAGGCAGTAATTTGTATAATCGTGTTCTCTTCATTGTTCATTTGAACTCCTTCTTTAACGTTTCCTAACCAAATATTAGGTATGTTCAAGCATGAAAGGTGGAAGTGGATATATTAACTATAACGGAACTGTTAGTTGCATAGGTATTGAGTAACTTAATCATCTACTCACTCAAAAGCTAGTGTAACTAATTGGATAGTGCTCTACGGTACAAATTTGTTAAATGAGCCCAAATTCGCTATGCAAATTTTATGAATGGGAACTGCTCTCAATTTTGACGGGTCCTTTCTGAGTTTTGAAACACCGAGGGGGCGGCTACACGCGGGAAACGGCTAGTTTTTCGCATTTTATTGGCATCATCATCATCCGTTTATCTTTCTGTTTTCTTTGAAATTTCATTTTCAAAGATGTCGAATTGCTTATTTAGTGTTCACCATCATGGATAAAGAGCTCGAATCTGTCCGCCTGAATATTAATCAGCTTGCGGCAATTACTGGCATGCATCGACAAACGGTTGCTAGTCGGTTGAAAAATGTGGAACCGGCACCCGGCAGCAATGCAAAACTCAAGCTCTATACGTTGACGGCGATCCTCACCGAGCTGGTGAAAACCGGCGAAACGGTCGAGGTCGATAAGATGTTGCCTCCCGATCGTAAAGCGTGGTTTCAGTCCGAACGTGAGCGCCTCAAGTTTCAGCAAGAAACCCATGAGCTCATCCCCGCTGAAGAGGTGACGCGTGAATTTTCAGCGATGGCCAAAGCGATGGTGCAGGTGCTCGAAACACTCCCCGACATTCTTGAACGTGACTGCGCTTTGTCGCCGGTCGCGGTCGAGCGTGTCCAATGCATTATTGATGACCTACGGGATCAGATTGCGCAAAAGGTCATAGAGGCAGATACGCCAAGTGAGGAGGACATGCCCGAGGAGGATTAATGGTTTCACAGGCATCCGCTGCTAGCACTCGCCGCAATATGGCGGGAATTATTCAGGCCCCGAGGCGCATGCCGGTAGCCAGTGCCGTGGAACAATATATGCGCGTCCCTAAAGGCGCGGGTAACTCGGTGAAGTGGGACCCGTCGGTTGCGCCATATGTATTGGAGCCGATGAACTGTTTAGCATCACGCGAATATGATGCGGTGGTGTTTGTGGGGCCTGCCCGTACCGGTAAGACTATTGGCCTTATCGATGGCTGGGTGGTGTACAACATTATCTGTGATCCTTCAGATATGTTGATCGTGCAAATGACCGAGGAGAAAGCACGCGAGCATTCGAAAAAGCGTCTTTCCCGTACGTTTCGCATGAGCCCTGATGTGGCTCAACGATTAAGTCCGCGACGTAATGACAACAACGTTCACGATATGACGTTTTTGGCTGGCAACTATTTAAAGATAGGCTGGCCGTCCATCAACATCATGTCATCGTCAGACTATAAGTGTGTTGCGCTGACCGATTATGACCGCTTCCCTGAGGATATAGATGGGGAGGGGGATGCCTTCACGCTGGCTTCAAAACGTACCACGACGTTTATGTCGTCGGGCATGACGCTGGTGGAGAGCTCACCGGGGCGCGATATTCGCAACACCAAATGGCGCAGAACGTCACCCCATGAAGCACCGCCGACAACTGGCATACTTTCTCTTTATAACCGCGGTGATCGTCGTCGCTGGTACTGGCCCTGCCCACATTGCGGCGAGCATTTCCAGCCGTCGATGGAATCCATGACCGGCTACCGTGATGAAACCGATCCGGTAAAAGCCAGTGAAGCGGCGCATGTTGAATGTCCCCATTGCCATCAAGCGATTGCTGCACACCAAAAGCGTGAGCTTAACCAGCGCGGGATTTGGCTGCGTGAAGGCCAGAGCATAGATCGTGATGGTGCGATTACCGGTGAAGCTCGGCGCTCGCGCATCGCTTCTTTCTGGATGGAAGGTCCCGCAGCGGCTTATCAGACGTGGGCACAGTTGGTGTACAAACTCCTGACCGCTGAGATGGAGTTCGAGGCCACCGGCAGCGAAGAAACTTTGAAAGCCGTTATCAATACCGACTGGGGATTGCCCTACTTACCGCGTGCCGCCAGTGAACAACGTCGAAGCGATGAGTTAATGGCGCGAGTAGAGGATTACGGTAAGCGGCGGGTGCCGCCAAAAGTACGCTTCCTCATGGCCGCCGTTGACGTACAGGGCGGTAAAAATCGCCGCTTTGTCGTGCAGGTCGTCGGTTATGGGGAGAACGGCGAGCGGTGGACGATAGACCGGTACAACATCAAACAGTCCATGCGCTGTGATGAAAACGGCGAATCGTTGCAGGTGCATCCCGGCGCGTTTCCCGAAGATTGGGATCTGCTGCTCACCGATGTTTTGCAAAAAACCTATGCGCTGGCTGACGGCTCTGGCAAGCGTATGCCCGTATTGGCGATGGCAGTAGACAGCGGCGGTGAAGACGGTGTAACCGATAATGCCTATAAATTCTGGCGTCGGTGTCGTCAAGACGGCGTGCATAAGCGGGTGTATTTGGTGAAAGGGGACAGTACCCGCCGCCAAAAATCCGTGACCAAAACTTACCCCAACAATACCGAGCGAAGCGATCGCCGTGCAGATGCACGCGGTGACGTGCCGGTCTATCTGCTGCAAACCGATATTTTTAAAGATCAGTTGAGTAACGCGATGGCGCGTGATGTGCCGGGCGCGGGATTTATTCATTTCCCAAACTGGTTGGGTGAATGGTTCTTTGACGAGCTGACCTATGAAGAGCGCGGGGCTGATGGCAAATGGCGCAAGCCGGGTAAGGGGAATAACGAAGCGATGGACCTGTTTTGTTATATCCATGCCATTGCGTTTCTGCGCGGGTATGAACGCATTTCATGGGATAAGCCGCCAGCGTGGGCCGAGTCTCAAGAGATTAACCCGAATATTTTTAATGAAGACACGGCGCGGGAGGCTGTTGTAGTGACGACGAATAAAAAGAAATCCAAGCCACAGGACAAATCACCGGCAGCGCCGAGCTCGCTCTCGGGGTCAAGTTGGCTCAATGGTGGTGGCTCTGGTGGTGGGGGCTGGCTATGACGCGCGACGAAATCAGAACCATGCTCGACAAGGTGCGACAAGCCTATGCCGATTCACTCGATGGCAAAGCCGTTTCGTTTACTGGCGTGAATGGACGCGCAGTCACCAACCATGATCCTGTTGCGATGCGTAACGAGCTCGAATATTGGGAGAAGCGCTATCGCGTCGCCTGTGGGCGTGGCAATGGCCCCAAATTGGCAAACTTTCTTTAGGAGTCGCCATGAACTGGATAGAAAAGGGCATCGCCGCACTATCGCCCGGGTGGGCGGCAGAACGCTCGAAAAGCCGCAACCTGATGAATGCCTATGAAGCGGCAAACCCTTCTCGTCTGCATAAGGCGAAGCGATCGGGCGTATCAGCCGATAATGCCGTTTTTGCCGCTGGCGTGTCATTACGTGAGCAGGCGCGCTGGTTGGATGAAAACCATGACATTGTGATCGGTATTCTCGACAAGCTTGAGGAGCGGGTGATCGGTGCGCGTGGGATTCAGGTGGAGCCGCAACCGCTGACGCACGACGGCAAGCTGCATGAAGAATTTGCCTCTGAGCTGTCTCGATTATGGTCTGAATGGTCTATCCGCCCTGATGTGACGGGCATGTTTACCCGCGCAGAAATGGAGCGTCTATTACTGCGATCGGCATTGCGTGACGGTGAAGTTTTTAGCCAGCTGGTACGCGGTCCTGTTCCCGGCTTGAAGCATGCGACGCAGGTGCAACTGTCGATTGAAATGCTTGAGGCCGACTATGTGCCGATGTCGCTTAACAGTGTGGAGGGTACGCAGGTTCGCCAAGGGGTAGAGATTAATACGTGGGGGCGTCCCATTGCCTACAACGTGTATAAGTTTCACCCCGGCAACACGTTGCGTATGGCAACCCAGACTAAACGGGTACCGGCGGAGAACATGCTTCATCTTGCTATGCGCAAGCGTCTGCATCAGATCCGTGGTGTGAGTCTGCTCCACGGTGTTATTACGCGTCTAAGCGATATCAAAGATTATGAAGAATCCGAGCGTGTTGCGGCGCGTATTGCTGCGGCGCTGGGGTTCTATATCAAACGAGGAGATGCGACGACCTTTCAAACTGATGAGTTTGAAGATCCTGAAAACAAATACCAGATGTTTGATATTGCGCCGGGCATGATTTTTGACGGACTTAAACCCGGTGAGGATTTGGGTATGGTGGAGTCAAATCGCCCTAACGTTCATCTGTATGAATTCCGTAACAGCCAGCTGCGCGCGGTGGCCGGTGGTACGCGTGGCAGCTACTCGAGCATTTCGCGGGATTATAACGGCAGTTATTCCAGCCAGCGCCAAGAGCTGGTGGAAGGGTTCGAAGGTTATAACGTGCTGCAAAACTGGTTTGTTGGGCAGCACAGTCGCCCGATATACCGCGCATGGATCGACATGCTCAAGCTATCCGGTATCAAAATTCCCCACGATGTTGACCCCTCATCACTTTATAACGCGCTCTATCTGGGGCCGGTAATGCCGTGGATTGACCCGGTGAAAGAGGCGCAGGCGTGGAAAGGCATTGTGCGCGGTGGCGCGGGAACTGAATCCGAATGGATACGTGCTCGCGGTCAATCGCCGCAAGAAATCAGGCGTCAGCGTCTACGTGAAATTGAATATAACCGCGAGCGGGGGCTGGTCTTTGACTCGGACGCCGCGAACGACTCAGGAGCCCAAACGAATGAACCTACCGATCCCGATGGGGACACTACTCAAACCACAGGCAAGCAACCCAACCAGCAGCGGAAATGAATGCTGGTACCAGATCAAGGCCGCGGCTAAAGCGACTGACCCCGTCGTGATTTATCTCTACGACATGATTGGTTATTGGGGGATCACCGCGCAGGCGTTTCTCAACGATTGCCGTAATGCGGGCGTGTTCGAAGCCTCAGCGATTGAGCTGCATATTCATAGTCCCGGCGGCGATGTGATGGACGGCTTTGCCATCTTTAACTCGTTCTCGCGGCTCACCGGCAAAATCGATATTTACGTCGATGGTGTTGCGGCGTCAATGGCGTCCGTCATTGTCTGCTTATCAGCGCGCTTAAACGTGACTATACCGGTGTCACGAAAGAGATTAAGAAAGCCAGCGCGGCGCAAGAGGCTCTGAATCGTGATCTGAAACGCGCCGAACAATTTAAACGCGTCCAAGGGTTAGGCAAAGGGGCGTTTGCTAAAGCGGGTAATATCGCCGCGTCCATGTTTCCCGGTGGTTTGGCGCTGGGTGGCGGCGGGCTGATTGCCGGGGCGTTGGGATCACTGATTGCGCCTGCTGCCCGTAATGCACAAACCGCCGAGAAAGCGGGGATCGCCAAGAGTTATGGCGTGGGGGTGGAAACCTTTAACGCATGGGACTCGGTGGGTAAGCAATACGGCATGAACGGCGAGAACTTTGGTGATCTGTTTGAAGAGTATCTGCATAAAGCCGGGGAGTACAAACAGAACGGCAAGCAGGGTGGATTGCAGGATGCGTTTGAAACGCTGGGATTTAAAGCCGGTGATCTTGCTGGTCTGAGTGATATAGACCAGTTCAGCAAAATTGTAGAGCGCGCGCTGACCTTAAAAGATCAGTCCAAGGCGTCGTTTGCCCTCGATAGTCTGTTTGGGGGCGAGGCGAGTAAAATGCTGATGCTGCTCAAGCAATCCGGCAAAAGCTATCGCGATTTGATGGACGAACAGAAACGCTATCAGCTGGTCACGGAAGAAGGTGCGCGGGGTGCGGTGGAAGGCAATCGCGCGGTGAGTAACCTGCAGACGGTACTCTCTTCTGCGATGGATGAAATCTCGGGGCAACTCGGCGGACAGCTTTCTCCTCAGATAAAAGACCTCACCAATAATTTAGCGGAGTGGTTTAAAAACGGCGGGATTAGCAAGATAGTCAACTTTATGAAGAACGAGCTTTACCCCGGCGTGCTGACGTTTGGGAACGGCGTGGTCTTCGTGGGCAAGATTATTTATGCCGCGGCGAAAAAACTGTCATGGATGTTGCCGGACGAAAACGAGTCCAAAACCGATGTGCTCACGGCGATCGGTTCGGGTATGCCGATGGAGGTGGCAAAAATCAAAGCCGAGGGGGACGGCTTAGGGGAGTGGTTTGCGCAAAATGTGAATAAACCCGGCATGGAAAAATCATTGCGTGATCAGTGGTCGGGCTCACAGTCCAAACTCGGCGCTATCCCGTTGTTCTGGGATAAAGATCAGGAGGGAAAAGAGCGCCAGCAGCTGCTTGAAAGTGTGGACGGTAAAAGCAGTGACGGCCCGTTCTCGTTGGATTGGGCCGCAGAGATGAGCAAAAACACGCCGAAGAGTGACCCAAGTACGGGCACAACACCGGTGGAAAAAGGATTGGGTTTAACCTTTCCTTCGCCTGATGTCGGGCGCGGAACGCCTCTGCCTGAACAGACTCAGGGCCTGCAGTTCTCATTGCCTCAAGAAGCACTCTCCGATCTGGCTAATAGCTTGCAGTTGCCATTGCCTCAAACAACATTGCTCGATGTGGCGCCACGCACGCCTGATGCACCGTTGTTGCCTCGAGAGCCACAGATCCACAGCAATGATAAAGCCGAACCTTCTGGCACACTTGATCCTGAGTCAGCATCATCGTGGCCAACACTCATTCAGCAGATTGAGCGTGTGGACACCGAACAGAAACCCACCGCGATAACGGACAGC